AAGAAAGGTTGACCAAAAGATGTGTCTGGAGAATTAAATACATGTCTGTATTTACTATCATCACTATCAAATGCTTTAAGAGCAGTGGGATAGCAATACATGTTTATGTTTATACTCAATAGAGAAATTGTAAATCCTCCTTCTCCATAAAGAAATGTAGGCACTGTATCTAGCTTAACATTCACCACCTTTGGTGTAGCTGATGTTACATTTATAGAAGTTGCTGCTTCTGTAATAGCATCAATATAACTAAATGTTGCAGAAATAACACTTGTGAGTCTATAAGAAGAAAACTTAATTAAATCCACTGTAGCTATTCCTTCAGAAGGTCTTCTAACAGGGACAGTTAATGAACATATGTATTCTGTAGTACGTGCTGGAATTTCTTTTGTCTTCACAGTGTTTGTGAAACAATCAGTGTATTCAGCAATAATCTTTGTTGTTGTTACAATTTTGTATGTTCTACACTCAGAATTAAAAGCATTAGGATTTTTTAATATAAAAGGATCTTCTCTTAAATCGTTGTACGGATAGTTGGGAAACAAATATGTGGTGCCTTCTCTTTCGTATTTACCAACGTTTCTTAAAATACCTTTAGCAACAATTGACTTGTTTGTACCTCTATCACCTCTTACAATTTTAAATCCTGCAATATTGTCTATTTGCTCTTTTGTAAGAGAGGATGTATAAATTAATTGAGAAACTCTTTGTATGTCAATCTTTACACCTATTGGAAATATAGCATCTTTTGCTGTAGCAAGTTTGTATGTACCATTTCCATTTAATTCAATAAATGGTGTCTCAAATATTGGACTAATGTTTACGTCTGGAAACTTATGATGTCTTATGGGAGTGTTAGCAAGTGTACCCCAAACATTGTCATTACAAGGATATAGTTCTGTAGATTCCCAATATGCAAACTTACCATACTGATAGGGACCCTTGTAGTTTGAATCTGTTGTGTATTCAGCAGAGTTTGCTGTTACGCTTGCTGTATTGTATATTTTCCAATAAGGGCTATATCCCACGTTTCCTTGCGTGTACGAGGGTTCTCCAATGAAATCTGGGTTTGTATTAGGAACATCTGGTTGAGAAAACTCGTTGAAGTCTTGTATTCTTCCAGGGATGTGAAATCCATCTGTTTGTTTTCCGTTCTTCAAGAGAAACACTATTTCAAATGCATACACCTCATCCCTTAGATAGCCTCTTAGGTTTGTTGCATTTAGTTCATCAGCATATGTTTCTGTAGAAGGAATTCTATATGTTTGCCATCCAAGTTCAATTTGATTAGCTATCTGTTGATAGTTAATTCTATCTATAGAAGTGAGTTGGTCCCATACAAGTACATCTTGTACAGCTGTTAAATCTTGAGCAATATCGTAATAAGGAAACTTTTCGAATATTTCGTTTATTGTAAGGCGTATTTGTGTTACGTTCTGTCCTGTATAAGTGATTTGATTAAAATTATCATCTATAAAATATGTACCCACTAGTTCTACAGAAGATATAGAATTCACTGTTTTAATTACAGCAATATTATAATATTCAAAATATCCTGTAACATCAAGATTGGAAATATTTAGTACAATAGACTTTCCTACATTGTAATTAAAATCAGCAGAGATTAATTGAGTTTTTGCAATAGGAGTGGGGTTGGTGACAGAATAGTAAGACGTGTAAGCATCTCCTGAAGCATTACAATATTGTACAGCAAATTGATATGTGCCTGACGTTAAGCTTCCTCCACTAATCACATCCACTACATCTAAATAGGGAATCTCAAAATTAGGCTGCACTTTAAGTTTATTACAATCAATTTCAGTGGTTGTAATATTATCACAAACCTTTGTTCCTGGTTTTATTTTATAAGGAAGATTGTTTAAATCTAAATATCTTCTTACATTAAATCCATCTGTCCAATAAATTTCCGTTGTACAATTGGTTATTTTGTGTACAGCTTTGTGTATAGGATGGGTGATGCTGAAGTTTAGACAGAATGCGTTTATGTAAGTTCTATAGACACAATCGTTATTGTCCATATATCCAATTTCACTTTCTCCTGTATTTGGATTGGCTAAAAAGAATATATGTTTGTTTTGTTCATTTATAAAATGTTCACCTATTAGCTGAAAATCTTCAGGAAACTTTAAACATAAATCATTACCTGATTCATTCTGATAATTAATAGAATTAGAATCAAAGTTCTCAAGAGCAGCATTTAGGGCATACGAGAGTTTACCTTCTCCTATTTGATTAACAGAAGAGTCCATGTCCAAGCCTATTCTTGCAACGCTATATTCTGTACGTATATTGCCTTGTTCGTTGTCTGCCATAATGTATATTATAAATTATCCATTGCGTCTCCAACCATATCTACTATCAATACGATTTGGAAGTTCGTACATGTTAAATCTATTAAGCTCTTCTCTTATTTTCCTCTGTTTTTGGTAAACTGTAGATTTCTTCACCTCTATGTCTGCCATGATGAATGCTTCTTCAGAGAGTTGTTTATAATAAGCAAGCTTCTTTTCTATTTGATTGAATGTTTCATCATTCACTTGATTAGCAAGAGTTTCAAATATTTTATATTTAATAAATGCTTCTACGTATTCTCTTATACGATAGTTATCAGGAATCATTTGATTACCAGATGTATCGTAGTCGTATGAATAAAATATCAAATGCACTACACCATTTCTAAAATTAGTGACAAACTTATTGTCTCTAATATCAAATGAGTCAGCAGCTGAAGAGCCAAAGTTTGCACAATCCAATGCACAATCAGCTCTTACAGAAATGTTTCCTGGTTTTAACAAGAAAGCTCTTTGGTAATTCTGATTCATTGAATTATTAGTCTTATAAACAGCCTGTATAAGTTGGGGAAGACATGCTCCATCACAAGAAGGTGATGAACAGTTTGTACAAGGAACACCATTTGTTGTAATTGGTGACACTTGTATTGTTGTTTGTTCTGATTGAGAATAGAACGAGTTTGCTGATTGATAGGGATATCCTTGCACGTATGTACACAACCAAGCTTCTCTTACAGCAAAGAAGTTGTCTGGAAGTCTTGCTTGAAAATCTTCAATGTGTAATTGAGTTTCTGTTATGACATATGAACTCCTGCCTAATTTTCTTAAGCATTTGTCTAAATATGTAGGGAACATTAAGTCATCTACAGCACCAGTGTCAAAATAGCTCTTAAGCTCTTCTTTCACTGTAGAATAGACAGGTTCAGGAGTTACGAAATTATATTTGTAATAATACGACATATCGACTTTTTTACACTATCCATGATTGATATAGATGCTGATATTTGTCGTTGGTTTTTAAATAGTGAGCTAACATTCTTGATGTCACTCTTGTAGGCTTGAAGAACCAAAACTCAGGACCTTTGATTCTTGATGTGCGTTTGAACCATATCCATCCAAAGAAATATCCTTCTGTATGGTGGTTGAAATTATATATTATCTTTCCCTTTTCTCTAGTTTTTATCCAATCTATAGGAAGATTGATGTAATCTTTGCCTTTGTATGTTACAATCTTCTTTCTCTTCTTTTTGTTTATTGCAAAATCACCAAATCCATGAGGAAGCTTTTCTTTCTTTCCTGTCTCTAGAAGATAGTTTCTAAAATCTTCATTAAATTTATATATGATGCTTTTCCATTCTTCAAACGTTAATTTTGTATTAGAATGTTTTGCACAATAATCTTTGTAATTCTCTTTACTACAACTCCTCCATTCAATCTTCACTCTACTCATCTATGTTAATGTTATTTTGTATTGGGTGTATTTGGTGCTTGACCATCTATTGCATCTTGTGTCATATCTGTTTTAAGTCTAAAATAAGTGGACAGTAATTTATCAGAGGTCATTTTTAATATCTGCATTTCTAAATATCCTGGAGCATGAAATTCTTTATCTAGAGGATTTTTACAATAGTCATCTATGTCAAAATCATTTCCACAACAACATTCAGAAAACATTATTTCATTTGGAATATCTTCCTCAAAGAAAGCAGACATTCTTATTGCTTTTAGAAGAGGGTTTGTAACATATAAATACCCATTCATTATCCAATAGTATTCTTCGTTTTTTATTATTGGAAGCTTTAGTAAGTTGAGATATCTATTGACAGTGATTTCTTTTAGTTTTTTACCATTTCCACCCATTGCGTTTATTGAATAAACACCTTGTATTGTGTATTGATAATTGCCCTCAGAGATGCGAGGAAGTTTGTTTACAGATCTTGCAATTGTACAATCATCAACATATCCGCAGCATTCAGAAATGCTCACTTCTGTCATCTCTAGACATGGGATTGTTGTAAACAATGTATCTGTTGCCCATAGCTTACGAAGATTTGTTTCTCGTTTTACGAGCATAATGGTATTGTTCTTAATCTCAGATGCTATCACTCTATCTGTTATTAGAGCATCTGTAGAAAGAAGTTTATGTGAACCTCGTACGTCTGAGACTAGTTTTCGTAATGTTGACATATTGTTTATATTCGACTTTCGTATTCTCCAATCTTTCCGTAGATTGGATGATAAATAAGTACAATCCCTGCACGAATTTGATTTACAAAGTTGTTATCAGAATGCCATCTATCTGTTCCTGATAATGAAGGCATTTGTTGTATTCTCACTCCTTTTATTTCTTTTGCCATGTAATGATGCTTGTCTCCAGTGTGAATTTCTCTGTATACAGCATTTCCAAAATCTGTACAAGAATCATTGTTTGTGGCAAATAAAAGAGGAAGGTCATCTATCTTACAATTACCATGATGATATCCTATGAATGTGTTTCCTAACGTGGTGTGTTTGGTTGTAGAATGCCATCTTTGGAAATCAACCTTATCGTTGTTCTTAAAGAACACATCCAATGCATGTGCTAAATAGAATGATTTAGTTCTATCGTGATTACCTTGTACAAGAATCACTTCTACACTATTAGCTACTGCCTGCAAGTAATTGATTGTTGTAACTAATAAATCGAACCCTTGTTCGTATTCATTATCATATTCTACTAGAACATCTTGAGGAGTTCCATTAGTTGTTTGATTTTGATAGTTGTCTGTATGAAAGAAATCGTTTGATATTGGAAAAACAATCTTGTTTATTGCAAAAGAGTTTCTTGTTTTTTCCACTAAGTCTCTAACCACTCCTAAGTATTGTACTTTCTTTTGTTCTATTGTATCACCTTCTAATGTTCTTTTAGCTAAGTGAAAATCACATATTGAAACTTCTACATTCACTACTTCTTTCTCTAGAGGATCATTTTCAACACTTCTCACAATAATGTCAGCAGGTTTGTATGTTTCTAAAAACTTAGAAAAATCTTCTGGAGAATAATCCTTTGGTTTCTTCAGAGTGGCAAATACAGAAGATGTAAACTTACCATTTGATTTCTGTTTAGTCCAATAGTTGGAGATTTTATACTTGTCTAAGTTTATTTTATGTAGTTTAGCAAGTTCTAAATCACTTTTTGGTTCAAAGTCTATTTGTAATGTACTCTCTATTGTACCTTTCTCATTATTCACCTTTGTGAAATGTTCTTCAAGAGCTTCTACAAATTCTTCATAAGTGTCTGGTGCAGAAGAGATTTCTTTTCCTCTTATTTCTTTCAATAAGTCTGACACTTCTTGTTCTGTAATTCCTAGCTTTTCAGCATAAAACTTCTTACTCTTTTTCCAGCTTAACAGTTGTTCTAATTGTAACAGAACGTTTTGGTTTTCAGCCATACAAAAAATTTATCAAATTTACAACAAAGATAGACGGTATTTTTAAAAAAACAAAATTAATTTAACCAATTAGATTATATAGGTTAACTATAACAATTAAAACCCCGCCTTAGAAAAGGCAGGGTACACAGGTCTGTAAACCAACAAACAAACCGTGTTTTTAACAAGGTGCTATATTAGTGAGAGGGGCTGTTCCGTTTATTTGTGCAGAATAGAATGCAGAAGAGGTTTGAAGACGATATTTATAATAATTTCCATCTCCTGAGAAAGGAATTGTACAAAGACTGTTTGTCCAAAAGTTTATTACAATGTCTGAATTAGCTTGTGTTGAATACACTGTATTAGGAGTGGTTAAGTTTGCACATGCATCAGCATTGTTCATTTGAGTGGTGCCGCTTATTAAATATGTGTAATATGTAGGAAGTCCACTAATAGTCATGTCTACATATGAACCATTACAATAAGCACTTGTAGAAAGTGCTCTTACAATTGTTGTATTGTTAGGCACCACTGTCGATGTATATCCAGCAAGCAGTGTTGCTTTAGATATTCCTGTTGCAAATGCTGATGTAAATCCATCAACATTAGAATATAAATTAAAAGGTCCTGTATCTGCTCCTGCTGTAGTTAATGTTATTACTACTGTCATGTTTTAAAAATTTATGTTAGTTACAATTTAATTGTGTGAATATATCATTTCGTGAAGTGTTATTAAATGTAATACTAGAGAGCGTTACTGTTCGACCTGTTCCTGAACTAGTCACTCCACAAGTGGCACTTCCTGTTCCAAAGTATATTTTTATTCCTTTATTAGATTGAGAAGAGTTGTATGTAATAACAACAACGCACGATCCTGATTGTGTAGTGTTTAGATAGGTTATATCACTTCCTGAATTAGGAAGAGGTGTTCCACTAACATATGTTGCTTGAACTCCATTAACTGTCACTGATGTAATTGTTATTTCTGGATTAAGTGATTTATTTATTGATAAATTAGAAACATCAAATGCAGGAGGAGCAATTGTTGTTGTAGTGGAAGTAGTGGTGGAAGTTGTAGATGTACTAGTAGAAGTGGTGGTAGTGGAAGATGTAGTGGATGTAGTGGTGGGAGGTTGTGTTGTGGTGGTGCTAGTTGTAGTGGATGAAGTGGATGTCGTTGTTGTAGAAGATGTAGTGGAGGTGGTAGTGGAAGTGGTTGATGTTGTTGTAGAGGATGTCGTTGTAGAGGATGTCGTTGACGTAGTGGTGGTTATAGGTGGAATGGTGGTGGTGGTTGATGTGGTTGTGCTTGTAGATGTTGTTGTAGTTGGCACAAATGTTCCACAACTTGTTACAAGATTACAAAACAATGCTTTTGTTTGATAATTTGTAGCAATTGTTGCAAGTATTGTTGATGCTAATGTAATAGGATCAAATTCTGCATCTATCTTCTGTAGAGCCAATGTTAGAGAGTCTCTGAAGTTTATTCCTGTATTTGGAAGATTTGATGCAACATAACTTACATCATCTGAAGATGTAGGTTGATTACAATTATCACATTCATTAGAATAAACTACAGTTTGAGTGTAGCAAGGCATTCCTGGAACACATGACATAATAAAAAAGTTTAAGGTATGTACATTATGTAATATGCTGATATTACAGGTTGAATATTTGCGTGAGGTTGATTACCACCATTTGGAGGATTTGTTACAACTATATTTGCACTGTTAGTGCTTGTTATTCCATATATTGCAGGCACATTGCCAATCACCAAATCATAATTTCTTGTTTGATTGCCGTCATTCTTAGTTATACCTATTGGATGCGTTGAATTTACACTAACTGCTCCTGCTCCTGAATTTACAGATTCTGAAGAAGTGTAATGAAAATGTCCACTATCTGTAGCAGTTGTTGCATGATTGTGAGAAGGCATTGTATCTATAGTGAGAGCAATTTTATTTGTTCCTGTTTTTGTATTCAATGCGTAATTGGGATTGAATGCTGAAACAGCAGGATTAACTTCTGGATCAAGAGCTCCTCCACCTACACTTATAATAGCACCAACAGTGGTTCTTCCTCTTTTATCAGGAGTGCCATTTAATCCATTACACAAATACACTTTGTCCCATCCTGTAGCTGCAATTCCTTTTCCTGTTACATCAAAGTTTCCTGCAAGAGAACCATAATATTCAACAACAGTGTAAGGCACCATCTTAGTGTAGTATTGTGCTGATGGAGCAATGCTCTGTAGATAGGCTGCTATTAGAGAGTTTAAGTCTGCTAGTTTTACGTAATTTGTGTTTACGTTTGTAGTGAGAGCTGTTAGATCTGAAGAAACAGAGCAAAGTTTCACTATTATTGCCTGCACCACTTGTTTGATAGTAGATGATGAGCTTACACCAGACAAACAAGTTGTTGTATACCCAGTGTTAATACCTGCCACTGTATTTGTTACAGCTGTTGTTTGTGTTTGTAAATCACAAAGAGCTCGCTCAAATGCCACCAACACTTCTGGAAGTGTAGGATCATCTGTATTTTCTAAATAAGCTGTTATTAATGCACAAAGATTATCTTGAAGAGCGGTGATTCTAATTCCTGATCCGTCAAGAAATGATACCACTCTGTTGATTAATACATTCTCTACACTTAATAACGTATCTCCTGTAGAAATACCTAATGGTTGACTTCCTACCCCTGTATATTGAATACATTTATCTGAACCTGTTTCTGGACATCCATTGAAACAATTTGTACAAGACATATTGTAAATTTTATTTATGAATTAATAATTTAACTCTACTTGCTATTTGTTCTGTAGAATAAGTGCAAGCATAGTTAGGATTGCACAATCTATTTGTCAATATTCTTTTATAGTTTAACAAATCTCCCAACACTGTGTCTGGGAAAGGTTTGTTTAATATAAACACAATATTGTTATATTGATTGTTAGCTAATGTTGTGAGTTTACAATCAATGTCTGCAAGTAATGCTGACACTGTTGTACAATCTACACAATTAGTAAGTCTTGGAGAAAGCATAGTTTTATTTTTTTAGAGTTCCTGCACAATATGCACATAAACCATTTGTTAGATTACATCCACATCCTACATTTGCTCCGCATTGATTACAGTTTGCCATTCTAGTAATTATTAAAATAGTTGTTTCCTGAACAGTTGCAACCATTGGTTATAAAATGATCAAGCATTTTACTTGCTTGATTGTAAAGTTTATTTGATGTTTCTACAGCACAATTATTTGCTGCAGCAATTGATCCTTGTATGAAATAGTAAATACTATTCAATTCCACCTTCTGTTGTTTCTTAATTGCATAATCACACTCCATCATATCCAATTTCATAAAAGCTTCGTCAAACTTCTGTTGAAGATTTTCTACTCTCATGAATGTTTTATCTACAAAATTTACATTTGCAGGAGCAATTGAATATTTTAAATAATAAATGCCATCAGGAATAGGATTGTATACTCCTGCAGAAGAAAGTCCTAACGTTGCAGAATTGAATACATTAAAACTATTTGGTACAAAAGGTATTGGTAAAGGATTAAATCCTGGTACAGTGATAGTTATTGTAGGAGCAGAAGGTGTTGTAGCATAAGTTGATATGTCTGCTATCCCCAATGTCCTACTATCATGTGTATCAATAACTAATATATCTAAATGCAATGTTGGCATAATCTCTATAAATAATTATGCCAGAGGATTGAGAAATCCTCTCTCACCTCTGGCATAGGGTTATGATTTGTTATTTACTGATTAAGGAATCAAAGTGGTTGTGGTAGTGGTGGTGGTAGAAGTACCAGTGGTAGTGGTAGAAGTGGTAGTAGATGGAGCAGGAGCACTGTTGTCAGTGTACAATCCTAAAGGACCAGCCCATGTACTAGTTACACCAGCCAAAGCAGCTTCAATTGCTGTAGCAAGAGCACCCGCAGCCAATACAGCTATAATCACCATGCTTTCTTGAGGAATATAATCACCCCACTGATAAGCACTCTTATCATATTCTGTAAATCTGATGTAATAAGTGTCGTAAGTGGTGTTAGCAGATACATAACTTTCAAAGTTTTGATTGTATCCAGCCATTCTGTAGAGATGCTTTAAATAACCAGCTTGGTAAGAATAATAATTCTTCTCAAGTTGAGTGATTTCATCAGAACCTCCAGCAGGGTAAGAAGCACGTTGTAACACTGTAGCAGTGGCAACAATATTACAGTTGTCAGCTACGATGAAGTCAGCAGTGGTTGCAGGACCTGAATATACAAATGTTCTGAAGTACATTCTGTCATACTCGTAAGGGAATGCAGCAACGTCACAAGGAACACCATATTTAGTAAGAGGTTTACCAGTGATTTGCAAATATGCTGTAGAACCAGTGCCCACTCTTGCAAATGTGAAGAATGTGCTAAAGCTAATGTTATCAGGGTTGATACCAGGAGCTTTTTGTGTAAGTTTTGCAATGAATTGATCAATTAATGCAGGAACGTCAACAGTGTCACATCCACTAGCACCACAATCGCAACAAGGAGCTTGTACAGTTACAGAACGAGTGAAACCATTGAAATATAAGGTGTCAATGTAAGAAGAGTGTGCACGTAACGTTAAAGTGACAACATCTCCACATTTTACATTAAATCCACTCACTTTAGTGATTTGTGTGGTAGCATAAGCAATACCACTCACTTTATACCATTCAGTGACGTTTCTTCCAGTGCCTGCGTTGTTCTTACCAGAAATCTTGTCTGATCTTTTAGAACCTTGCAAGTAGGTGTTACCTCTACCTTGAGCAATATAAATGTAAGGAGCAGCAGCAAGTGTTGCAGCTGTTGCACTTGGAACATAAGCATCAGTGAAAATACCAAGTTGACCAGCAGTCAAATCTTGAGTGCTTCCTGTGGTAGGTAATGAAGTTTGGGCTGTAGGAACTACGAAGAGCGTAGTTAGAGAAAAATCTGCCATTTTATTTTAATTTATTGTTTTAAATAATTATTCGTTTGTTTTTATTCTAAATGCTGAATTTTGAACAGCACTTTGATTTTCTGTGTACATTGCTAGATTTTGAACTGTCAAATCAACAAGTTCATCTTCTAAATAGTTTTTCAATTCACAATCCTGATTTGTAGAATCATTCCCATCAAGTTTCACATAGCCTTCTTTGTCTATGTATTTGGGATAACGCATGTATGAGAGATGAAGTTTTTTTGGAATGAATGTTCCGTCTGTAAATATTCCTATACTATCTGAAGAAATGATATTGAATGTTTCTTGATATTCGAAAGATGGTTTGTAATGAGTGTTTGTTAGAAACATAGAAAGATCACCATGTTTGGTTAAATCTTTGTTTATGTATATTACTCTATCTTTACATCTTCCTTTATCTGCTGTTAAATAACAATCTATATAAAACATGTATGCAGGCGTAAGATTTAAAAGAGAAGTTGTCCACTTATTCATGTTTTCATCAGCTAAAACTAAGTCTAACGCATGTTTCTCATAAGGCTCAACAAGCTTCTGTAAATCTTCATATCTCTTCTTAAAAGCATCAAGTCCCAACCCATTTAATGTACTATCACCATCAACTTTTTGTTTTATCAACTTAATCTGAGCTTCATTAAGAGCTAAGATTTTGTCTTCTAATGGAATTTGTTGATGGTCATTTGTTGATAGTTTATTTAGTTTCTGATCAATCTTGTATAATAAACTATCTACTGGTATCATGTTGATGCTAGTTTTTTCATTTTTAATTTCTGTTCAAGCGTAAGAAGCTCATCTTGATTATTATCATCTACAAGAAACTTAATCAAATCATCTTCGTCTTTTGCTATCTCAAATTCACCTTCATAAACTTTACCATTTGGTTTTAATCTATAGATGGAATGTTGAACTGCTTGTTTTACTAAGTCTCTAACGTGTAAAAGATTTTCTTTCATGTCAGCAAATCTTGTGAAAACTTCTATTGTTGAAAGCCCTTGATATTTTCCTGTTTTAAATTCTACATCTTTAAGAAGATTATCTACTAAATTGTAAACCACTTCTTCTTTTGTGTCAGATGTTACAGGGAGTCCTAAAAGTCTTGCAACTTTTTGTTTCTTGTCTGGACCCATTGCATCAAATTTACTGATTGCTTTGTTTACAATTTGTTTCTTCTTAAACAATATTGTACTCTCTAATTCATCATCAACAACATAAAATTGTGTATCAGCAGGAAATTCACCTCTTTCCCAAGCTTGATAGGAACTGGCAATTGTAGGATGTACTCTCAGCCAAGAAAAGGCGAGTTCTAACATAGGGTTTGAGAAATCAAAATAGTTGTCACCATCTAGAAGTTTTACAGGTTGAACATGTGCAGTGTCATATTCTGATGCACTAAGACCACTGTTCCAGAATGTAGAACGAGGACCTAAGTCCACTCCTCCTAACGCATCTTCTAGTTTTGTTTTTAGGTTGGTAACTCTTTCAATTTCTAATTCTCTCTCAAGAGGATCGCTGATGCGTTTAATATATGAAGCATTTGGATTCAATCCTGTTCTATATTGACCATCGATTTCTCTATATGGATACTTGAACACTCCTGTTCCAGGAACTCTTGTCATACCTTTTTGAGAAAGTCCTCCTTGCATTGTTTGCAATTGACTATTGCTATACTCTTTTTTTAACGTAGAGATTTTTCCTATCTTTGCCATTATTTAGTTGTTTTGGTTTTTTTATTTTGTTTTTGCAGAATGATCCTCATCGAAGAGATAGCAATTAAGTATCACCTTAATTCTTCATTCTGTATGTAAGAAGACTCCCCCACTTGGAGGTGGGGGGAGATTCTTCTTGGTAGGATGTATAAACACTATTGCTAGTGTGTAGGTCTATGAATACTATTCCTAGGGGGGTTATTAGAACTGTGGTATTTCTTCGATCAAAACTGTGCGAGACAAATCTTCAATGAATACATCGCATCTATCTTTCATCCAAATTTCATAACCAGGGAACTTGTTAGCAGAACTCATACCTTGAGATTTTGCAAAACCTAAGTGGTGACGAGTACCATCAATATAACCCCAAGTCATAGAAGGAGCACCTTTCATTCTCACTTCTCTGATGTTATTCACCATTGAACCATCGCTCATTGGAGATACGTCAAATACCATGAATACAGGAGTGGATTTCTTGTTTTGACCAAATTCTAAATTTGATTGTGGAAGATCAAGTTCTTTCAAGTGAATCAACTCTACACGACCAGTTTCACGAGTGACCATTGAGTCAAACGCAAAGTTGTAAGTGATGTGCTGACCTTCACCTTGCATGTAACGATTACCGCTATCTGCCATGAAAGTAAGTCCTGAATTTAAAGCATCTGTTTTCAAAGCTTGTTGGAAAACGTCAAATCCTGCTTCATTGGTGTACATTTTCACCTTACGGTCTTTAACGTCCACCCTTCTGTAGAAAAGATCACCAAATACACTTCTGATTAAGTTTGCAGTGAATTCACCACGATTGTATTGTACCAAGTTACCGTTGTTTCTCATTCTGTGATAAACACCAGCAGATGTACGCTTTAATTCTTGCTTAGAACCATTAGTTTTCACTGTACCTGGTTTAGCCCAAATCATACGCTTCACTTTCAATTCTAACATAGACTTACGCATCCAGAACTCAATGAATGGTTCCCATTTAACATCGTTACGAGTTAAAGGAAGTTGGTTACGTCTTTGTGGAGCATACACCAAAATATCCAAAGCTTTACCAGAAGCATCTTTCATCATCTTGTCATCAGCCCACTCAGTGATTTTGTGCTCATAACCATATGCTGATCCTAAAGATTCAAACATAGTGATTTTCTCACCCAAACGAGGAAGTCCTAACAAGTCTTGATCAAATTCGCCAATTGCAGCGTCAATCAATTCAAGTTCAATACCTGTCTGAAGAAATGTAGAACTAACAAAATCCACTGTAGGGTTATCAGACACAAGAGTGAATGAATACAAATATCCAGCATTCCAAGGAAGAGGATCTTTAACTACGTAGAAACGAGGACCATACTGACGAGTACCTACAGATACAATTGCATTCTTAGAGAACTCATTAGTATCAAGAACAAGAGAAAACTCTTGACCATCGATACCAGGTTTTGTAAGATTGGAAGTTGCTGTAGGAATATCGATAATTTTAGGAAACTTGTAAGGAACTTGAATGTCCCATTTCCAAGCATCACTGTTATTATCAATATAAAAAGGAGTGGACTTGTTAATCATGTCCAAGAAATCGTTAGAATACAAAGAACTCTGTGTGTAAAGACTGATGATTTTCTTATCATAGTCTGCAGGTTCTGTAGAGTGAAAACTTTCTAAGTGGTTAGCATCAGTAAGCTTGCCCACCGCTCTTTTGTCCATTGAAGCCACTCTGGCATATGTAAAGCCAGTAACTCCAGGAATTGTTGAAATTGCCATTTTTATTATCTTTTATTATTATTTGTTACAGAAACCAAGATGATGGTTTTGATGAGCTTAGTGATTTGCCACTTTTTGAAGTTTGTCTTGCCACTTCACTAAACAACTCATCTGATTTTTTACTCACTGCCCTTTTCTGTATTGTTGAAAGTGTAGGGTCAGTTTCTAGAATTTTTAAAAGCAGTCCCACTTTCACTTTCATCTCATGATTCTCTGGTCTTTTTAATTCAAGAATTTGTCTATCAAACTCTGTAAGTTTTTCTCCTGATGGAGTTTGATATTTTTCTGTCACTAAGAAGTCCTGTAGATCACCAGCAAGTTTGGGATTGATGGGAATACCATCAAATTCTTTTGTTTTTAGTTTTGACTGTAGAACATTTTGTACGTTGTTTACGTATTGTTGTCTAAAGGCATATTGTTTTTGTAATCTTTCTTCGTTTTGTCTTTCTAACTGTTGGAGTTTTGCTGCTTCTTTTTTCACTAACACCTTGTGGTGTTTTTGTGCTACAGTTTCTAAATCTCCATAATTTTTTAGTCTTTCAATTTCTGAATCAACATCTTCTGGTTCGAAGCCTTGATCAGCAAGAGCTTGTTTCAAAACTGCTTCTTGATTTCTTTCTTCAGAAAGATCAAGGTTTGCAAAACTTTCTATATTATTATATACACCAAAATATTCTTTAGGATCTACACCTTTTACAAAGATTGCATCGAATGCTTGTTGATAATCTTCACCAAACTGTCCTATAAAGTTTTGTACTATTTCTATAGAGCCTTTCTTCTTTTCTAGATTGAATCTTTCAAGGAAGTCTTCTGCTGATTCAATGTTAACATCCTCTTCATCTTCGTCTTTATTAAAAACTCCAAGTTTGAATAAATCATTAGAAAGGGCTGTAAATCTATTTGATACATCATCATTGTCATCATCATCAGATTCTTCATTTGAAGGAGCTGTTTTAGATTTTGCAGATGGTTTTGCAGGAATATCGTTATCATCGTCTTCTTCTTCTGTTTCTCCAAGAAGAAAATCTTGAATCGATTTGCTTGCTGCATCTGATTCTTCCTTTTTAGGAGCATCGCTTTCTGTAGTTTTTGGGGATGATGATTTTGTGGAGGGTTTTGGAGCTTCTTCTTTTATTTCAGTCACTTCTTCTGGAGAAGCGGTGGATGTTTCTGTGGACATTAGGTCTTTAAGCAATTCTTGATTGCCCATTCCCATTTCCATTGTATTTTGTATACTGAAATCTCCAAATGATGGGGTTTCTAAATTATCAGACATATGTAGTTTTGGTTTATAGTGTAAAAATATGTATTAAATGTATTCTAACAAATACATTAGGTTTGAAAACAGTGAATTTTGAAGCTAATATGGCATTACTATTTTTTAGTCTTTGACGCTCTGTTCTTTGCATTTGTTCTAGCAATCTCTAAATCATTCTTTTGATTCTCTCTTGCCACTTGAAGCTTCTCTCTTTCTAAAGCCATCTTATCGTTTGATTGTTTATTCTTCAATTGTATGTCTTGCATTTTCAACTGATAATCTTTTGCAGCCTTTTCCTGCTCGTGAGAAAGCTTACTCATTTCTAATACATCTGGAACAGCGTTCTGGTCAACATCTTCTGCTGCAACATTACCATATCCTGTTGCTGAAATAATTGCAATCTTCTCTTTAGAAAGTCTATCAAGTTGTTTTTGATAATCATCGTGAGCCATTTGCTCTTCATGTTGTTGTTGTTGTTGTGCCAATTGAGCTTGAGCTTGTTCTTGTTGAGCTTGTTGCTGCTGTTGTTGCATTTGTTGTTGTTGGTCTTGCATTTGCTCTTGTCTATCTTTCAATGTCTTAAACACCTTCTTCATTTGACGTACAGAATCTGTAGAATACAATTCTATAATGTCGTACAATGATCCACCATTCTGTATAACAGCTTGAGACAATTGTCTAATCTCTTCAAACATCTTTTTATCTTCAGGTCTATTTGTAGCAAACACTTTTAAATCTCTAAATCTCAAATCTGTACCATTCACTTCTACAAATGCTGATTCTCCTTTAGATGTAATGTATGAAATTGTTGATTGAGGCTTTTTGCTTTCTACATAGAGAGAAGCATCAATAACAGCTTGATAGAGTTGTCCTAATACATATTCATGAGCTACAAAAAGAGGTTCTGTTTGAGAATAACTTTGTGTAAGAGCAGCATTTGTTCCTGTAGCAGATTCTGATGCAGAAATACTTCCCATTCTCTGTTTAGACATACCTATCAATTCCCAACACTCATTCTTCATTTGTTGTGCAAGAGTGTAACGAGATTGTATTTCTTGTGTTCTTGTTAAATCAATGTCTCTGAACTGGTTGAAAGAAGATGGTGCTTTTAGATTTTCTGGAGAGTCATCAATAAATACCACTCCTCGATTTCTTGCTTCCAACTCCCACATGTCAAGAGCATCTTGAGCATCTCCATCTTTTGGAACAGGAATGTGTCTAATTGATGTTAAATAAACTTTTCCTATTTCTTTCTCAAGAAGTTTAAACAGTTGATTCATACAAACATTGTATATCACCTGAAAAGGTTTCATTAAGTCTACTAAAGACTTTGCTTCTGTGTTCTTCACTTCATGTGTAAGTCCTATAATGGGACAGTATGGAAGAAGTTTGTAAGGTTTGATGTGATAGATGTCTGGTCCTATCTTCACTCCTTCATACCATTGATTCACCCATCCCCATTCTAAAGACTGTTGTGTAGGAATGGTGTTGCTTTTATAACTCTCATCAACAAGTATTGATTGTTCATTACCCATTTCATCTAAGAATATAAGCTTTCCTATTTTCTTTTTTGAAATCCAATAGGCTCTTACAACAACGTATTTGTATCCAAATGAGGAAACATTTGATGTAAGTCCTAAAAAGTCTTTTAGTCCATCATTGTTCTCTTTCATTTCTGATTCAATAATCATTCTTGTACGAAGCACAAGAGGATCGTATGTATCATATTGTACAGAGTCTGTTCCAGGAGTGGCATTAGGATTTCCCAAGTTAGACTCTCTCACATTTATAAGTCCGTAGTCCTGTAGAGAACTTCTTAGATGATCTATCTCTTCTTTAGTGATGAATGGGAATGTTTCTATAATTTCAGACAATTCCATCACCATCACTGTTCCAGCAGCATACGCTCCTTGTGCCCTACCTGTTACATCTGAAATATACTTTCTATCAGGTGTAGTGAGAAACCATGTATTCTTAGGATTGCACACTTCTATATTATATCCTGTTTTAGAATTGTCTTCATAGATGTGATAGAATTCTCTAGCAGTGATCATCATGTCTCTAAATGCATCCTCACTCTTTTCTTTGAGATTGAATTCAGCTTTTGTAGCTGTAAGTATGTGATTTGCCCATTTCTCTGCAACAGATGTGTAAGAATCTAAATCTTCTTTCACCTGCTCCATTGTCATTTGATTCAACTGCTCCTCGTCTATTTCTTCTCCTCTCATTGCTGCTTTCTGCAGAATGTCTTGTTTCACTTGATTCATTACGTAGTCCTGAAGAAGCTGTGTTTTGTATTCCAACTCTTCTGCTTTACTATCATCATCAAATGCTTTTATAGAATATGTGTTAGGTCTTTTTGAAATCTCTCCCACAAGTTCATTAACAGGTGTTGTAATAATTGAATAATGTTTAACATATGCAGGAAGTTCCAAATCACTTTGTAACATTTCTGTAAATGACTTTACATCTTGTTCTTGATAGAAATCTTCAGGACGAAGAATCCCTTTAATAAGATCATAGTTTTTAACAAATGTATCTCTATTCTTTACATATTCTGCATAAGCTTTATTTGCAAAATAGTCCATTGTATTCTTCACCCAACTCTCATCTTGCTTCTCTTTGTCTGTTTTAAATTGGTCAGGGAATATATTAAGATAGGCATATCTAATCGTAGCATCTTTTGTATATCTAATTATAGGCATTATGTAAACAGTTTTTGTTTTTGTTTATTGTAAAAAAGAGAACTTGATTCAGAAAATAATTTATTGTTTCTTTTCCCTGAATACAAAGACTTCACTCTATCATCTCCACTTCCTCCTATTTTTCCAAATATAGGATCCATTTTAAGTGCTTGTGCTATTGCTAATTCCGCAGCAATAATTCTATCAAAGTTACCATTATCATTATACTGGATGATTTCTTCTAGAAGAACAGGATCAAGTATTTTATTCACTCCAAACACTTCTCTAATCACAGAGCCATTCTCATCAGTTTCTTTGACAATAGATTCTTCCATGTATTTCTTTAGACATGCATGTAAATAGTCAATAATCTTTTGACTACTTCTATGTATTCCGTATTCTCGTTTCACTGTTGTGTTAGGAACAATCTCCATAAGCCATTGAGGCTGTTTCTCTAAATATTGTGCATCTCCTTTTGACTTCATGTATTCTATAAAAGAAATATCATCATTCTCACAAAGAGTGCGAGCATTATAATACTTAATTAGCATCCTAGCTTGTTCTTCCCATGTTTCTTTCTTATCAGGACGTGCACAATAAGAAGCTACAAACATGTCTTGGTATTTCTCATCCATCAAGCTGTGCATTCTCTTATATACATACACACTACCTAGAGAAGAACTGTATGCTGATTGTCCCTGTCTGTAGGGATCCACTCCTGCTACATACAATCCGTATGGAGGATTTTCTATAGGGAATTCATATATAACTACAGGAGCATCTTTTAAATCAGAGTTCTTTAGAGGAAAGTTTGAAATAGGTAGTTTGTCTGTAAACTCGTGTGATATTTTACCCTCGTCTTGGAAAAGAATAACAGGAGTGCCTGTTCTCAATTGTTGTAACAATCTACTCTTTTGTCTCTTGGCAGATTCAATATCAAATATGTTTGTATCCTCATTTAAAAATATATCATCCACTTCTTGAGGATAGTACATCTTTTCTTTTAGGTAGGCAATTCTATCTCCAGCTTTCTTCAGACGTTCAAGATTACTTACAGTGAGAGCATTTGCTTTTTCTTCATTGCTTACAAGCATTTTAACTTGGTGTAGTTCTGAAGAAAGAGGAACGTTTAAGAAAGCACCAAGAGAAGAATCTTCTTTGGCTTCCATTCTATACTTGTTAGAAATAAACAGCCCATGTATTCTAGATGTATCTTTTGAATTATTGTACGTAAGGAAGTTGAAATTGTCTACATCAAACATAAGACTCTTGGCATCCATAAACCTTTTCATGTCACCACCTGTTCCTGTAAGAATAGGAGAACAGCCCCATCCAAAGGGTGTTGTAAATCCTGGAATAGCAGCCTGAAGTCCTCTAAGAAAAGATCCTTTTCCTATCTCATCTATAATAAGCTTTCTGGGTTTTGTACCTGCAATAGCTTCCTCATTATTACCTTCATCAAGGTTACGAATAAGAATAGAGGAATAAGGAATCCTTTCTCCTGATTTAGTTTTAATTCCTAGCGTCACTTGATTCTTCCAATTATCTTCTATTCTTTGCCACCTCCAAGCTTCAGGAATGAAATTCAATCCCTTGTCTATCTTATCTGTAATAAGCTTTATATCAGGGCTATTTAAGCCTGCAATTACGTTCTGTGAGTTTTCATCAAACGTTGCTCCCCAAGCTATGTAGCTTGATTCTAAAACTGATTTTGCCAAACGTCTTATGCCTAAAATAACAAGTCCTTTTCTTTCGTTCTGTGCCCTATCAATTTCATTTGTTATCACCCATTCATTATCTCTCAAATAGGGATTGGCATATTTTTGGGAGATTCTTCCACGCTCATCTATTATATCCACCTCTGTGTTCCAGAAGTTGAGGTGCCAATATAAAAATGGGTTTATGTACACACCATCCATCATTGCTCCGTTCAGACACAATTCTTTGTGATGGTTGAAAAACTCTCTATGTTCTTCAGAAGATTTGTCTGGAATTCTTTTTTGATTGATGTACCAATCTTTATAATCTATATTTTTGAGATTGATCATTTTCTATTTTTAAGAAAGTCTTCAGCCATAGAAGACAATTCTCCCTTACCTCTCACTTCCACTTTTGATTCTTCTTTTTCTCTAAGTTTATCCACCACTTCTAATAAAGCTAAATAGTTCTTCATTGTCTCTTGAACAAACTTACCTTGAGCTTCTATAGAAGCAATCACCATTGGAAGCATTCCTCCTTTTGATGTTGGTTTCCATTCAATCCTATCCTTCAACTCGTGAAGAGGATTGGCATTGACATAAGCTTTCCATGAAGCAAGTTGTTCCTCTGCCCACTCAAGTTCTGTATTAATGTATGTAGTTTTTTTAATAGTCGCCATAGTCTTCTTGGTTAAATAAATTCAATCCATCCTTTACAATATTATCAAGGGCATCATCTGAGACAATGTTCATGTCTAATTCACTCTTGTATTTCTGTAGAGCAAAAAGCATTTCACTGTCTCTCATTCCCCACACGTCTCCACAATCATCTAAAGCTGTTGCTATGTGTCTTCCCATACCATAAGAGGGATGGAGAGTTTTTAGCTCTTTCAACACATCAATGATTTCACTATATTCGTTCTTCTTCTTTGCCATTTCTAAATTATTATTCCACTGCTTTGTGCTGTTATCTTCTTCACTTCCTGTTCCACCACACCCAACAATCTCTGTATTTGATTATTTGCAATATCTTGTGTTGTTACATTAATTCCTGGCGTAGCACATATTGCTGCCAACTTCTCTATAAAATAAAATGCGTCTTGTATTGTGTTCATGCTAAATCCGTTATATCAATTTCAATTATTTCTTCGTCATCATCATCGTCGTCTTCAGAAGGTGTTATCATCAATGTATCCTCATCGTCATGAAGCGTTGCTGTAATATCAATATACCTAACCTCTGTTGTTTCATACACTTCTTTCAAAGCTGTCAACAATGCCAACAATTCCACTTTCCTTATTGTCATATTGTTCATTTCAAATCATTTAATTCGTCATCAATACTTTCATCTGTTGTAACAGCATCCCATAGAGACAAAGGACAGCTACAAGAAAGACATTTTGTTTTAGCAGAAAGCGTACATCCACAATTTGTACAATGTTCATCAGGACGCAACGTGTTATATTCCCCTGTCTTCTTTTTATTCTCAGAAAACCATTCACACTTGTTACATATATTCATTCTTTCTATAGAAGTGTTATTAATCACTTCTTTCAATTCTTCTGGAGGAATAATGTGATTTCTCCATCCTTCTAAAATTTGTTTAAAGCTCATTGGTTTTATTATTTAATCTGTCTAATTCTTCCTGTAGAAAAACAATTCTTGCTTCTATTCTTTTTATGAGAATTTCTGAAGGACTGTCTTCTATTAACGCTCTCTTATAATTCCTTATCTTATTATTAAGAGCTTCTATTCTTTTCTTAGCCTTTGGTAAATTAAAATAAAACTTTCCAAAGCCAGAAATCTCTACACTGTTGTTTGTTTTCATAGCATCATTAGCACTCTGAAACTGATGTGTAATAACACTGTTAATAACACTCTCACTTCTTAGAGAAGACATAGCTTGTAAACGTACAAGGTATTCCTTAATCGACATAGAAGAAGGCTTATTCATGTACAAGATTTATATTGAGAGAAATGTTCTTACTAAAATCCAATAGAATGGCAGAATGTAATTTTATCCTATTGCCTTCCTTATACAAAATCTTCATCTTCTTAAGCTTAGAAATAATATTATTCATTGTAGCTTCAGAACTATTATACTTCTTACAAAACTCCTCCTTATTCACTGTATAGGAAATATTCCCTTTAACAGCAAAAAATGATATCAATTGTATTTCTCTCTCAGACAACTTAATGTCATTCATAACAGAAATGAATGCATAATACTTTTCTGCTATTGAATAAACATCAGGAAGTGTTTTCCTCAATGTCTGTAATATCGTTTTTCTATTTTCCATATTTAATTCCTACAAAGATAAATAGATTTTTGTGTAAAGTGAAAACTCCTCTAAACCACATAAGCTATAAAACCTAAAAATTCTATGGTTTCTATAGATCTATTCCCGCCCTCCACCCTTCAAAGGTAAGGGGAAATACAAATACAAAAAAAAAAATAATTTTTTTTTCTAGCCCCCCCCCCCTCCTTTACATTCCAAAAATTTTTTATGTAGATGGTGGAGGAGGGTACTTCCAATAGCAACTCCTCCTGTGATTGGCGGGGAGCGGGTAGCGACCCCATAAAAATAAAATTATGCCAACATTACAAGGAAGAGAATTAAGTAAAGTTAGAAAAGTAAGAGCCAATGTACCTTACGGAGAAAAGACAAAGTTAGCAGGACAATTCTTCGACCACTACGTGGTTGGAGACAAAAGTTTCATAGTAAACACAAACTTGGGATTTGACCCCAAGAAACTGTTCATACTGGAACTTGAAGAGAACGAGTTGGGACTAACGTGGGTAGCAGACTTCACCTTCGAACAAGAGAAGGAGATAAGAAGTCTTGCGGTCTTGCAACAAAGACCAATGGCAATAAACGAACTACCACTGTAGTTCGTACCCCTTTGGGGTATATATTATATTCATCACGAATGTGAATAAGAATATTTATATATATACTCCAAAGGGTTTTCTGTTCTTCTATAGAAAGAAACTCTTTAATGTTCCTTACATAGAGTATAAAGAATGTAGAATAAAAGGAGTGCATGGTAGCTCAAACTCATTTTGTTTAACGTTTGAAAAGTTTTTACGGCTTTTTTCAACTTATCGTTAAACAAAACATGTCTCAATGATGTTCCAGGGACACTAAATACGAGGAACTGATGCCACATGTCAAATAAATACATGTTATATTATGTACAATTGCCGTACATAATGAATATTTTAATGGCAATAGCACACAAAATTGTAACCTTTTAATTTTATATATTATGTCATCATCATTTAACAATGTAGTGTTTGTAACCATCAGCAATTTTGTAGCAGAAGATGGTTCAAAGGGGTCGTTTTCAAGATTTTTTATGAACGGGCTAGAGATAGCTCGTGAATTTGTTAACCACTACGAGTTCGAGGTGGTTGACAAAACTGTAAGAGAAGCCACTCCTGAAGACATGGATTTCTTAAATTCTCTTCTTGAGAAAGATGAGAATTTTAGATGGAAAGACTTGATGTCCTGCTTTGAGGACCAGTGGTAAATTATTCCTGTTCTCATAGAGATTCGTTTCTCTATGGGAATGGGTTGTTGTTATATGTTCTTCTGAAGAATGAACATTTTGATGTCTAATACATTTAGGCTATTGTAGGTGGAAACCTTCTTAGATGGATATTTGCGTTCACAAAAGCGTACGCCCAGAGAGATATACCCTCTCGCAAGTGTAAGATTTCCTAGCAAATATTCATTGAAATCAGTCTCTGTAGCTTAAAGGAGGAACAGAGCAAACTTTTTAAGAGGGGATAAAATGCAGAATTGCTGAATTTACACCAAAAGGTAACCCTCAAAACTCCTGAACATCATAGGGAGGTTTTTAATTTAGTAACCAATTAAATCAAATATATCATGACCAAGATTTTCAACGGCACACCACATGCCATAAATGTGGTTTCAGGCTCAGTATTTAATCCTGCTATACGCAAGTATACAGGAGGTACAATAGTTTTAACTATTCCTTCTACAGGAATGTTAAATGCTAAAATCAATGCAGTTGACTTACCTGCAATTGATAGTATACCAGTATTTGGTAAGTCATTCTCAGGCGTAGATGCTCTTCCTGATGGATATGACATCTACATTGTCTCTGCTTTATATGCATCAGCCGCTGTTAAAGCTGGCATGGATATGAGCAAGATATTTACAGTGGCTGATCCTGTAATGTCTGATGATGGAAACTCGTTTTTGGGATGTAGAGGCATTTGCCCTGCATTCTAAATCAGCCTGTCCTAAGCATGACATAAAACTGCTTATTCTCCTTAGGGCACAGGTCGACGGGAATTAAAACTACGCCCCAGTTTATACGTTCTGAAATACAAAAACGTATTTGATTTGTAAAGATGAGATATGATAGGGACATTCAGCTCATCAACAATACAGGGTTTAGGTCCATTACATCGTAGTTTAACTTTTACCTGTATTAAACTAATAGGCGGCTCATAGCGTGGTGCTGGGCTGTACAACAACAAGAATACCGCTTGAAAAGAGAGGAAACTCACTTGTTGGCGAAGGATAAAAAACGTTAGATGCATTGATATATCATGCTAACACTAACGTATAAAAAACCTTCATAAATCCTATTTTTCTATTTTTTTATTCTTTCGTGGAAGAGCTCCACAAAACTACCATTATGTTATAAAAAACAACTTCCTCTACAAGATTTGACCGTCTTGTGGAGATGAATAATTAAGAAGTTGCTGCAATTTACATATCCTTAAATGGATGTGTGTATTATCAGGCTAAATGAATCTTGGTCAATAAACAGATAATTGTTTATTAGATTTATGATGCCTATTGCAGCCAGTTGAGTAAAACTGTAAAATTTACTACTGTTTAAATCTGTTCAGTTACCACAGATTAGTTGATTGATTGGGATTATCCTCTTGATATTAGCGATATGCAAAGACTGGAGTGTTCTATAGAGTTCGATTCTCTCACTTTGCACTATATATGCCCATGGAGAGTGGCGTGCTGATGTGTACAGCCTAAACAAACATAAATTAAGGTTGCTCTGTCTCCATTTCCTATAACAAAATCTTAAAGATGAATTGAAAAGACATTCATAATGAGACTAGGTTTGTAATAATAATGGAGAAAGTTTGTATACAAAAGCAAACGACATGCGTATATATTATTTTTTTTCATCTCATTTTGAGGTTTCCCTGAAAGCACAGAAATGTGTTAGTAGGGGACTTCTATTTTCTCTTTAATTTGTATTTTTTTCATCCTCAAATATATATTTTATGGCAGCTTATGGTTATTCGTCTGCGTTGAAAGCAGCAGGTGCTACAGTGATAGATTTTAAATCTTCAGGTGACTATCAAGGCACTTGGGGAGCTGTTGTTGACTATAATGGTCAACGCAGTGTAGTGATAGGAGCATATGGTTCTTGTGACCATTGTGATCATTTTCAAGCAAGATTTGGTTATGAGAATTGGGATGAAACTGAACTTGCAGAGTTTGGTGCATCTTATCTCGTCAATCCTTATTACAAAGAGGATGTGGAGAGGCAAATCGCATTCTTGTCTGGGGACGAGGATGATTGGTTTAATGAAGAAACGTTAGAGCTTTATAAATGGGCTCTTACGTTCTTTAATTGATTCTCTCTATAGAGAAAACATTTGCTAAAGGTGCTGAATAACACCACTTATCGCAAATGTTTTCTCTTTTTTTTTTTTTTTTTTTTTGTTTTTTAA